AAGAATAGAAAGACCTTTAACATTTGATGAAAAGACTGCAATAATGCGTCGTCATAATGTTAAACATATTGTAAAATCAAACACCCCGTTTCATGCTACAGATGTGATAGAACAATTTGATAATGATAGCACGATTGTAATTTATGCAGTTGATAAAGATGATGCATCAAAATTAAAAGATTACAAACGATTGATGCGATGGAATGGTGGTAGTCAGTTACCGTATAAAGATATTCAAAATCCGTATGTTTATTATATGATAGTCAATCATGTTCGTTATGATATACCAAGTTTTGGCGAAATGGGATCAAAGAGTATTTTTACTGCCTTAGCTGACAGAAGTGCAAAATTGTCTGAATTGAAATCTCGTTTTATTTCTATATTCGGTTGGTTTGATGCTGATATATTTAATATGGTTGTTTCCAAGTTTAACACAAAACGTGGAAAAATGAAAGAGGATAAATCTAATAAAAAAGATTTGAGACCTATGCATATGATAACAAGAAAATTTTGGAACAAAGTTTACAAAGAAATAATAAAATAAAAGGTTATGTTATGGATATTAAAATTGAAAGTCTGGATGATGTCAAAAAACTTCTTGCAGGAGAACATGATAGTCAGAATAAAATTTCTGTTGGATTTGATGGTGATAGAAAACCAGATGATATAACAAGAAAAGTTGGTGATAGGTGGTTTGATGAAAATGGAAATGAGTGGGAACAAAAAGAAGGGTATAGAATAAAATTGGGGAAAGAATGGCAACAAGAATTAAGAGATTATCTTCGTTCATTTCCAAACTGCAGAAAAGAAACCTGCACTTGTAATATGCCAAAAAGATTAGACGAAAAAATGCGCCGTATTCATGGTATGTGTTTTGATTGTGTGATTGATATGGAACATAAAATTCGTCTTGAAGGAAAATGGGATGAATACGAAAAAAGAAAAGTTAAAGAAAATGCTATTGCTTGGTTAAGTGATGCTGAAAAAGATAAAAATGTAATCGCTAGAGAATTATCACAATTAGAATTTACAAATGATTTTGGTGATATTGAAGAATGGAAGACACCATTTAACAAAGATGAAATGTTACAAAAAATAGAGAATGAGTTTGATGAATTTAGAAAAAATTTCATTGAACAATTGGAAAGGGATTTAGGAGAAAGGGGTGAAGAAATATAACCCTATGTCAGAAACATTACGAGGAATTGGTGGTGAAATATCATCAAAGAGAGTAATGATGTTTTTTTCTTTCCTTGTTATGATATTTATGGCAGTATTATCAACCTTTTATGAAAAGAAAATAGAACAATTTATATTTGATGGATTTCTTTACATAGTAGTTGGTAGCCTTTTTTCAGTTGCTTCTGAGCAATTTGCTGGAAAATTCAAAAGAATGGATAGAGACGAATACTATTCAGATTATGATCAACAAGATATTATTGATGAACCACCAAAAAGAAATCGGAGAAATTTATGAAATCGGTGATTGTTGAAAGAGCTGTACCTACAAACAAAAAACTTTACAACAGTATTAAGTCTAGAATTAAAAGAAAATATAAAGTGTGGCCAAGTGCTTATGCATCTGGTGCTCTCGTAAAGGCATATAAGGCAGCCGGTGGTGGTTATCGTAATGTAAAAGAAACAATTGTTAATCCTGGTTATCAACTTGAAGGATATTCTACAAATTCTTGTGGTAAAATAACTGAATTACATTTTCGTTTACAAGAAAACGAACCTAACATGATGAATGAGGCAGAATATCGTGGAAGAAAAGTTAGTCTCGGTAGACCATTTAGAACACCAGGTGGACCAAAAAAGTTTTCCGTTTATGTTAAAAAACCAAACGGAAATGTTGTAAAGGTAAACTTTGGTCACAAAGGTGAGGGTGGAAAGAAAACCATGAAAATTAAAAAAAGTAATGCAGCTCGTAGAAAATCTTTTCGTGCTCGTCATCGTTGTCATTCTCCCGGACCAAGACATAAGGCGAGATACTGGAGTTGCCGTTTTGGGTGGCCATCAAGTGGCAAAGGTGCAATAGATAAAACATAAGGTAATTTATGACATTTTTAGAAGAATTAAAAGAAATATACACACGAAATAATCTTGAATTTCCAAACATAGAGATTACAGATTTTATGTTGGATTTCATTGAAGGGTTATACCGAAAATTGCTTTCTTCTACAATAAAAAATTCAGATCAACTTTCAGAACTTTTGATGCAATCATACGAACAGTCCTTGATAGATAAAGCATCGATAGTTTTCAATGATGAAATAACCGATACAAAATTAGTTTCTGGAAATTGTGAATGTATGAAGTATATTCCAATTGGAAATTCACCTGCGATAGAAATGGTAGAAGGTGAAGAAAGAGACACGAAAGTTCATATCGAAAAGTTAATATATGGTTTTCGTAAAAATAATTCTATGAGAGAACCATCCGATGAACCAAAAGGTTTACAAGAAATAATAGATTCTTTTGATGACTTTTGGAAAAAAACAGAATGGTCTAAAAATATATTAAAAGGAACTTGTAGATTTGATGTGCAGGATATTGAATGTGGAATTTGTCCTACAAAAAAAAATCTTCCAAAATACTTGATACTTGATAATAAACAAAAAACAGAATTAGAAAGTGGTATTAAAAATTTCTTTTCACCAAAACATTCATATAAAGTACCAGAGGTTTCTGTAGCAGCAATACTAATTGATTTATCACAATCATTAGAAAAACATTTTAATGGATATTATGGGGAATACTACGGTTTTGATTGTAACGATGATAAAAAACTTTTGGTATTAAAATGGGATGGTATAAGATATAAAAAATAGTATTACTATATTTATCTGTATGAATGAATGCACAGAACATATAGTGAGAGAAATTATACGAGAATATCTCCGTTCAGTCCTTATTGAAGGAAAAAAGCCGAGTGGCGGACTAACCGGATGGTTTAGAGAAAAATGGGTTGATATTTCTCGTAAGAAGAAAAGTGGTGGACATCCACCATGTGGCGCTTCTGCTGGTAGTAAGGCAAGAAAGGGTGGAAAGAGGGCATATCCAAAATGTGTTCCGGCATCAAAAGCCGCTTCAATGTCATCAAAACAAAAGCGTAGTGCCGTAACACGAAAAAGAAAACATGGTGCAACTCGCCGTGGTAAAGCAAAAATGGTTTCAACATTTACAAAAGGTTAATTATGAATTATGATTTGAAAGAGAGAGTGCATTATTACATAAAAATGTTTGCACTTGCTTTGTTTTCTGTTTTATTCCTATATGTTCTATATGATAATGACCGTTCAAAAGAACAAATCCGTAAATCTACTAAAAAATCCGATAGTCTTGAAGCATTGATAGAAAAATACCAATACGATTATATTGAACTTAAAAAGAAAGCAGATGAACAGGATTCAATTCTTAATGTAAAGAAAGATAATTTAGCAGAAGTAAAATCATCTTTCAATCGAAGAAAAAAATCACCACCAAAAACCCCAAATGATGCATATAATTTTGTTAATAAATTTTTAGGTGAATGATATGAAATATGTTTTGATGATACTGTTTTCATCTATTTCTATATTTGCATCAGAAAAAGATGCGGTATATTGTTTTAATAAAGAACAAATAACAAAACTAGCAACAAAAATTCAAACATTGCGTGATTCAAATGATTATTTAGTTGCGGTTGTGAATGCTCAAGATACAGTCATAGACTTATATCAATCTCGAACAGAAACATTTTTGAAACAATTGAATAATCGTGACCAAGTTATTGATGCTTGTAAAAAAAGAAGTGCTGAACTTGAAAAGATAAATGAAGAATTACAACCTAACTGGTATGATAATAAATTCCTTTGGTTTTTTAGTGGTGTTGGAACTGTTCTTGGAATAATGTTTGCCGTACAATGACTAAGAACTTAAAAGATATTATCAAAGAAGAATATGCAAAGTGTGCCTCCAATCCGGTATACTTTATGAAGCGTTATGCTAAAATTCAACATCCAACGCGTGGCAAAATACTTTTTGAATTATACCCATTTCAGGAAGATGTTCTAAAAGAATTTAATAACAACAGATGGAACATTGTATTAAAGTCTCGTCAGTTGGGAATATCTACACTAATTGCCGGCTATTCACTTTGGTTGATGTTATTTAATCAAGATAAAAACATTCTTGTTATTGCTACAAAACAAGAAACTGCTAAAAACTTGGTAACAAAAGTTCGTGTTATGTATGACAATATGCCAAGTTGGTTGAAGACTGGTGTTCAAGAAGATAATAAACTTTCACTTCGATTTAAAAACGGTTCACAAATAAAAGCCGTTTCTGCTGCTGCCGATTCTGCTCGTTCTGAGGCACTTTCACTTCTTATTATAGACGAGGCCGCCTTTATTGATGATATTGATAAAATATGGGCATCTGCACAACAAACACTTGCTACCGGTGGAACTGCAATTATCAACTCTACACCAAATGGTGTTGGTAACTTTTACCATAAACAATGGGTAAAGGCAATAACAAAAGAGAGTGCATTTAATCCGATAGAGTTATTGTGGCAAGTTCATCCAGACCGTGACCAAAAATGGCGTGATGAACAAGACATACTATTGGGTCCTGATATGGCAAAACAAGAATGTGATGGAAACTTCCTTGCATCTGGTCGTGCTGTAATTGATGGTGAACTTGTCCAATGGTATGAACAAACTTATGTATGTGAACCAAAAGAAAAACGTGGTGCTGAAGATGCATTTTGGATATGGGATTATCCAGAACCGAATAAAACATACATGGTTGTTGCTGACGTTGCTCGTGGTGACGGAAACGATAATTCAGCATTTCATGTTATTGATGTAGAAAACATGGAACAAGTTGCAGAATACAAAGGTAAACTTGATACAAAAACTTATGGTAATATGTTGGTATCAGTTGGAACCGAATATAATGATGCTCTTCTTGTAGTTGAAAATGCTAACATTGGTTGGGCAGTAATTCAACAAATTATTGATAGAGGTTATCCAAATCTTTATTACACATATAAAGAAGATGGTTATACTGATCCGTCTGTTCATATTCCGAGAGGATATGACTTAAAAGATAAGTCACAAATGGTTCCTGGATTTACAACAAGTGCAAAAACTAGACCGCTTCTTATTTCAAAGTTGGAAACTTATTTCCGTGAAAGATTACCAATAATAAAATCTGCTAGGTTAGTTCAAGAACTATATGTGTTTGTTTGGAACGGTGCAAAGGCGGAAGCACAACAAGGATATAATGACGATTTGGTTATGTCATTTTCTATCGGTCTGTGGGTTAGAGATACTGCACTAAAACTTCGTCAAGAGGGGTTGATGAAAACTAGAATGAGTTTGGATTACATGGGAAAATCAACAACACCACTAAAAACTTCATATCAATATGGAGATGATCGTGATGGTTGGAGCATGACTGTAAATGGTCAAAACGAAGACCTTACTTGGTTAATAAAATAATGTTTTAACATTTTTCCTACATATTTATATTAAGTTTACATTATAGAAAACAGGTGACTAATGGCTCAAAATAAATCATTATTTGATAGATTAAAAACATTATTTAGTACCAATGTTGTTGTTCGGAATGTTGGTGGTAAAAAATTAAAAGTAGTTGATACCGCTCGTTATCAAGGTGACGGAAATCCACATACATCAAAAGTGATTGACCGTTATGGTAGATTACATGGAACAAAGGGTACACCAATATCGGTATACAATCAATACAATTCCTTTTCAGCAACAAAGATAGACCTTTATACTGATTATGAAGCAATGGACACCGATGCCATTATTTCATCTGCACTTGACATTTATTCCGATGAAAGCACATTAAAGAATGACACTGGTGATGTTTTAACCATAAGAACTGATAACGATAATATCCGTAAGATATTGCGTAATCTGTTTTATGATGTTCTAAATATAGAATATAATCTTTGGCCATGGATTCGTAATCTTTGTAAATATGGTGACTTTTATTTATATCTCGATGTAAAAGAAGAATTGGGTGTAACTAATGTTGTTCCATTTTCACCATACGAGATGCAAAGAGAAGAAGGAACTGATCCAGAACATATTTACATGACAAAATTTATTTATGAAGGTCCTCTTGGCAAAGGTGAATTTCAGAATTACGAAATAGCTCACTTCCGTTTATTAGGTGATACCAACTTTTTACCTTATGGTAAATCAATGTTGGAAGGTGCAAGAAAACTTTACAAACAACTTCTTCTTATGGAAGATGCGATGTTGATACATCGTATTATGAGAGCACCTGAAAAACGTATATTCAAAGTTGATATT